TTAAGTCCTTGTTTTTACAAGAGAATAAAAAAGCCCTTGACAGGGCTTTTGAACACCCTTTATAAAAGGGGGTAAGGGGGATTCTCTTGTTAAAACAGCTTAAGTTAACCAAAAAACAGATGGTCTTAGTTGATACGATTGTAGCAACAGGATGTAGTGTAGTTAAAGCAAGCAAAGAAGCAGGATATGCTGATGGCGAATCAGGAAGAGTGACAGCCAGTAAGACTTTGCGATTGCCTCATGTTCAAGAGTATATGCAACAGAGAATAAGAGAAAGTATTGGTCTTAATGCTACGATAGCCTCGCGAAAGGTATTAGACCTAGCTAGTAGTGCTAAGAGTGAGTACGTACAGCTAGAAGCAAGTAAGGACATACTGGATAGGGCAGGATATAAGCCAGTAGATAAAGCAATGCATTTAGTCCAAGGTAATATTTCTGTCAGTATCGACCTGACTTAGGTAGGGGGTTAAAAACTTAAACTTATATACTCTGACATGGTCCTACTCAAACATTATAGTCCAAAAAGGTACGTTATGATTAGAATACATTTTAAATTGTTTACATTCTTTAATAAGATTGGTAATTACTTTTATGGGAAATACTGTAAAGGACTACATAGCAAACAAGGAAGATAGGCATGGCTAAGACACCTGCATGGACACGCAAAGAGGGTAAGAATCCTAGTGGTGGATTAAATGCAAAGGGTCGTGCTTCCTATAAGGGAGGTACATTGAAGCCTCCTGTTAAGAGTGGTGACAATCCAAGACGAGCTTCTTTTTTGGCTCGGATGGCAGGGATGAGAGGGCCAGAGAGAGATGCTAAAGGAAAACCTACAAGATTATTATTATCGCTTCGTGCGTGGGGTGCGAGTAGTAAAGCAGATGCTCGTGCCAAAGCTAGAGCAATTAGCAAACGTAATAAGGCAAAGAAATAAGTATGAGTTTATTAAACTAGAAAAGGAGACGACTATGCCAATGGGTAAAGGAACTTATGGAAAGACTAGAGGTAGACCACCAAAGAAAGCCACTCCAAAGATGATGCCTAAAAAAATTATTAAGGGTAAGAAAAAGTAAATGGCTGTTAATGCAGCAGGAAACTATACCAAACCTGCTATGAGGAAGGCTTTGTTTAATAGGATTAAAGCGAGTAACAAGGGTGGTAAGTCAGGTCAATGGAGTGCAAGAAAGGCACAGATGTTGGCAAAGCAATATAAGTCAAAGGGTGGTGGTTATAGGTAATGGCACTAGCAAAATCACAGAGATCGTTACGTGCATGGACTAGACAGAAGTGGAGAACTAAGTCAGGCAAACCTAGTACACAAGGGCCGAAAGCAACTGGTGAACGTTATTTACCTGAGAAAGCAATTAAGGCTCTTAGTGCCAGTGAATACGCAGCCTCTTCGGCTGCTAAACGAAAGGCAATTAGAGCAGGTAGACAAGTATCTAAACAGCCTAAAAAGATTGCAGCAAAAACGAAAAGCTATAGATCTTATTCATAGGATAACAGAATGAGTTTTCTCCATACGTTAAAGATAGAAGAAAGAAGAATACTTCGTGAGGTGGTAAAGAGAGTCCACCTGAAACATCACCCTGAACAATTTTGTACTGATAGGGAAGCTGATAAAGTTATAGCTGTTATTGGGCCTGAGACAGTAGATACCTTGTTAAGAATAGGGGTTAACACAAACATTGATAACGTTTAAATACAAACCTGACGGTGAAGTTCTCAAGGCATTTATGAAAGATGATACTTTCTTTCGTGGGATACGTGGCCCAGTAGGAAGTGGTAAGTCTGTTGGATGTTGTATAGAAATTTTTAGACGTGCATTAATGCAAAAGAAATCTGAGAATGGCAAACGTAAAAGTCGTTGGGCGATAATTAGAAACACGAATCCACAACTTAGAACAACAACTATTAAGACTTGGCTTGATTGGTTTCCAGAGGAAGATTGGGGTAAGTTCCAATGGTCTGTTCCTTACACTCATCATATTACACAGGCTGATCTTGATATGGAAGTAATCTTTCTTGCTTTAGATCGGCCAGAAGATGTCAAGAAACTTCTCTCCCTAGAATTGACAGGAGTATGGGTGAATGAAGCAAGAGAGATACCCAAGTCAATTATTGATGCTACCACTATGAGGGTTGGTCGATACCCCTCTATGAGGGAGGGTGGTGCTACTTGGTCAGGTGTAATCTGTGATACGAACAGTCCTGAAGAAGATCACTGGTGGCCAATCATGTCAGGAGAAGTTCCTGTACCTGACCATATTTCTAAGGAAGAAAGTAGGATGTTAGTTAAGCCTGACAACTGGGTATTCTTTACACAACCTAGTGGGATGCTTGAGGAAAAAGATGAAGATGGAAATATTACTGGATACAAACCCAACAAGGATGCAGAGAATAGAAAAAATATTTTAGAATCATATTATCCTAACTTGGTTCAAGGTAAGACTAAAAGTTGGATAGATGTTTATGTTATGAATAGATTGGGTTCTATTCAAGATGGTAAGCCTGTTTATAATATGTTTGTAAGAGATACTCACGTTGCTAAAGAAGAAATACCTGTAGCTGATGGAGTTCCACTGTATATTGGTCTTGACTTTGGTCTTACACCTGCTGCTGTAATTGGGCAAAAAGTTCGAGGTAGATGGTTAATCTTACAGGAGATTGTGGCATTTGATATGGGGGTTGTAAGATTTGCTGAACTACTTAGGGCAGAGATAGCTACAAGATATAACAACCTTGAGGTAAATATTTTTGGTGATCCGTCAGGAGACTTTAGGTCACAGACTGATGAGTCTACACCTTTTCAGATATTAAGAGGTGCAGGATTAACTGCTAGACCTACAAATAGTAATGATGTTGCATTAAGAATAGAGTCGGTTTCTTCGGTATTGAATAGGATGGTAGATGGCTTATCAGGAATTTTAATTGACTTTAGGTGTAAAGAATTGGTAAAAGGATTTGAGGGTGGTTATCAATATCGCCGATTGCAGGTGTCAGGAGAACGATATGAAGATAAACCTCTCAAAGACAGATACTCACATATACATGATGCTATGCAGTATCTTATGTTGGGTGCAGGTGAGGGAAGGCAAGTATTAGGTATGGGAAAAAAAATAGATACATTTAATGCAAGAGTAGAGTATGATGTATTTAATCGCAGACCTAAACAGGCTAGACGTCAAGGTTTATGGGCAAGAATGTAAGGAGATTGCTATGTGTATAGGTGGTGGTAGCTCAAGTCCTCCTCCTCCAACTAAGGAGGAGAAAGAAGCTGAAATGGAAAGAGAAGCTCAAAAAGAAGAAGAGACAGCAAAAAGAACTGAAGCTAGGCAAGATGTTCTTGAAGAAAACATTACTAGAAGACGTAAGGGGTCAGGTCGTAGATCACTTCTTCGTGGTTCAGGTGGTGGCATTGGCTTTTACAATGAGTATAATCAGTAATGCATGAAAAAACTGCAGAGGGTATGATCCAAAGATACGAGAAGGCTCTTACTATCAGACGAGAGTTTGAAGAGCTTTATGACGAGATCTTTGAGTATTGTCTTCCACAAAGACAAGGCTTTAAAAATTATACCCCCGGCCAGAGACGAGATGATAAGATCTTTGATGAAACTGCAGTTGTTGGTATACAAGAGTTTGCATCAAGACTTCAAGCAGGGTTGACACCTAACTTTGCTAGATGGGCAGATTTTGTTACTGGCTCTGAAGTTCCTGAAGCAGAACGTGATGATGTTAATAATGCATTAGATGCTGTTACAGATTATGTATTTGAGATTTTGCAAACATCTAACTTTGCACAAGAGATACATGAATGTTTTATAGATCTTGCATTAGGTACAGCAGTTCTACTTGTTACAGAAGGTGATGCAGTTAATCCTGTAAGATTTCAATCTATACCATTACCTCATGTTGTTTTAGATACTGGCCCTGATGGTAGGGTAGATCATGTATTTAGAGAACGTATGATTAAGAACGCAGACATTATGGTTGCGTATCCTAAAGCTATGTTATCACCTAATATTGTACAAAGAGTTAGTAATTATCCTGAGTCTAAATGTAAGATACTGGAAGTTTCTTGTAGATTATATGATGATATAAATGAAGAGAAGTATTCTTATATGGTCATTGATATGGCTAATAAAGAATTAATTATGCAGGAAATATACAAAGGTGTTGGGTCTAATCCATTTATAGCTTTCAGATGGAGTAAAGCTAGTGGTGAGATATATGGTAGAGGCCCTGCAGTTAATGCATTAAGTGCAATTAAAACCTGTAACTTAACTATAGAAATGATTCTTGAAAATGCACAGATGGCTATATCAGGCATCTATCAGATAGATGATGATGGTGTAATCAATGTGGATACTATTAACTTAGTCCCTGGAACTGTCATTCCTAAAGCACCAAATACACAAGGACTACAGCCAATTAGAGCGGCAGGATCTTTTGATGTAGCCAATCTTATTTTAAATGATATGAGAAACAATATTAAGAGGGCATTGTATAATGATATGCTAGGTGATCCTAATAAGACACCTGCATCTGCTACAGAAGTTGCTGAACGTATGGCTGATCTATCAAGAAAAATAGGTTCTGCTTTTGGTAGATTGCAAGCTGAAATGGTTCAGCCATTATTGCAGAGAGTGATTTACATTCTCAGGCAACAGGGCCGAATAGAAATGCCTACAGTGAATGGAAGAGAAGTGAAGATTAGAAGTGTTTCTCCCCTAGCACAAGCTCAATCTAATCAAGATATAGTTTCTCTAAATAGATTTTTACAGACAGTAGCAGGTTCATTTGGCCCTGAGATATTAAACATACTTATATCCTCAGAAGAAACTGCACTGTATTTAGCAAAGAAATTTGGTGTGCCTGATAACTTAATTAGAGATGCTGATGAGAGACAGCAGTTAGTTCAGATGGCACAACAAATGCAACAAGCCTCACAGCAAGGAGAGATGCCAAGTGGCCCAGCCGAAATACTTGGGGGTTGATGGATACCAACGACCTCGTGAACAAGATGAAAAATTATCACAAGATACATTAGCATTATTCAATACACCTGTAGGTCATAGTGTATTGCAATACTTAAAGTCCATTACTGTTGATGCAGTAGCAGGGCCTAATATAAGTGATGCCGAACTTAGGCATTTGGAAGGGCAACGATACCTTGTTGCTCTTATTGTTAAAAGAATCAATCACGGACAAAGGATAAAGAAATGAATGAACTTGCACAAGATTCTGCTACAGAAACTTCTGTAGACAATACCTCTGCCTCCACAGCCTCGCCTACGGAGACTGTAGCAGAAACCAATACAAGACCTGAATGGTTACCTGAAAAGTTTCAGACACCTGAAGATCTAGCTAAATCTTATTCTGAGTTATCATCAAAGATAGGACAGAAAGAAGAGGAGATAGAAAAAAGATTGCAGGAAAAGTTAGAAGAAGAAGCCTTCTCACAAAGACCTGCTAGTGCAGGTGACTACCAAATACCAGAGGTATTAAGCGAAGAAGAGGCTGCAACCAATCCATTATTAAAAGAATGGGCTGATTATGCATGGGAAAACGGATACTCACAAGAAGAGTTTTCTCATTGGGTTAATAAGTTTGCTGAGTATCAAGAAGCACAGCAACCTAACTTAGAAGAAGTAAAACGAGAACTTGGTGATAATGCTAATCAAAGAGTAGAGTCTGCTCAACTCTTCATGCAAAAGTTTTTTCCAACAGAAATGCAAGATGCAATAGCACAACTAGGTACATCTGCAGAAGGCATCAAGGCTGTAGAATATATACAGAAACAAATGCAGAGTACAACAATTTCAAATCAAGCTACTGTTCCTGCAGGTCTGACCCAAGAAGATGTTGAGGCTAGAATGAGAGATCCACGTTATTATGATCCTGCTAGAAGAGATAGAGGCTTTGTAGATCAGGTGAATAATGACTTTAAAAAACTTTACGGGTAGTGGGATCTACAGTGGGCAATCCATTGTAGAAGCACATATATCTCACATAAATTATTTACAGGATAATTTAAGGGATACAGATGTAAGGGAGTGCATGATACATGGTGCTACTCCCTTTCGTGCATTGATGGCAGGTTTTAGGGAACATAAAGCTGAAACTTATACAGTAATACTTGATGGTAAACCTGCTATGATGTTTGGTGTAACACCAGTTTATGAGCATATGATTGGAAAGATATGGGCATTAGGAACATATTCTATTGAAGATCATTCAAGAAAGTTTCTTTTTTGGAGCAAAAAAGTCGTAGATTACTTTCAAAAACAATACTATCAGCTAGAAAATGTAGTACCTGCAGACCATACAAGGACTATAGATTGGTTGGATTTTTTGGGTTTTACTATCCTAGAAGAGCCAGTAATGATTAATGGTTATCAGGTTTTAAGATTTATACGTTGCAAAGACGATAAATTTTTGATAAAGGATAAAGAACAGCCTGTTAAAAGCTGATGGCCCAAACGGACAACCAGATGAAGCTGAAGACGGATAACTGGAAAAGAGTAATTTTAATTTTAAACAGGAGATCTAATTATGGCTAATACAATTGATACAGCCTTTATTAGGCAGTTTGAAACTGAAGTTCATCTAGCTTATCAAAGAATGGGTAGTAAATTAAGAAATACTGTCCGTACTGTAAGCAATGTGAATGGAAGTACAGTACGTTTTCAGAAGATTGGTACTGGTTCTGCCACAACTAAATCAAGAAATGGTATGATTACACCAATGGAACTAGCTCACACCACAGTTGATGTAACACTCTCAGACTTTTATGCTGCAGAATACATTGACAAATTGGATGAGTTAAAGACCAACATAGACGAAAGACAAGCTGTAGCACAATCTGCTGCTGCTGCTCTAGGTCGTAAGACTGACGAGTTACTTATCACTGCAATGGATGCAGGTGCAAATGCAACACAAATACATGACACAAGTTCAGCTTTAGAAAAAGCAGACTTGTTATCATTATTTGAGACAATGGGTGCTGCAGATGTTCCTGAGGATGGTGGAAGATATTTAGCTATGAATCCTAAAGGATATGCTGACTTATTCCTCATCACAGAGTTTGCTTCATCTGACTTTGTTGGAGAGCAAAATCTACCTTATGCAGGTGGAATGTCTATGAAAGAGTTCTTGGGATTTAAAGTATTCTCAACTAGTGCAGTTACTGCAGGTAAGAACATAGGTTACCACACTTCTTCAGTGGGTCTAGGTATCGGTGCAGATGTAACTACTGAGTTAAATTATGTACCTGAGAAAGTTTCTCACTTAGCAACATCAATGATGTCAATGGGTGCTACTGTCATAGATGACAATGGTATCTATGAAGTCCTTGACAACAACTCATAAGGAGATAGATCATGGCTTATGCAGCAAGTGGATTACACAGAATGGCAGGTGCTAGTGGTGTAAATCTTTGGATTTACCAAACAGTAGATCCCATTGCAACTGTAAATACAGCAGGATATTTTAACAACGCAGCAAATATGTTGAATGTTAGAGATCTTATAATTGTTATGGATACTAATGTACCTACAACAAATTTCTGTACTGTATTATCTAATACTGGATCAGTGGTTGACGTTTCAGACGGCACTGCTGTTGCAGAAACAGATGGCGACTAAAGGATCATTGGAGGGTAGTTTATTCTACCCTCCTGATTATATTATATGACAAGTACTGCAGCAAATTCATCAATAGATATAGCATCAAGGGCATTAGTTCTTATAGGATCAGAGCCTATTACATCTTTTGATACTGCAAGTACTGAAGCCTTAGTTGCATCTAATATGTACGAAGACACAGTTAGAGCAACCTTATCATCAGCAAGATGGCGATTTGCAACAGAGCAAGCAGTATTAAATCAATTAACAGAAGTTCCTACAGGTAGATTTGATATTGCACATCAGTTACCAAGTAATCTTTTAATACTTCATGGTATAACTACTAATGATAGATTGATAGAATATACAGTTTATGGCGATAAAGTATTCTCAGATTCTACTACACAAGACGTATTAATTGCAGACTATACTTTTAGAGCTACAGAAGACACATGGCCAAGCTACTTTTCGTTAGCAGTGGAATATGCATTAGCTTCTATATTTGCTACATCAATAGCAAGAGATGATGGATTGATGCAAGTTATGGAATCCAAAGGTCAATTACTTATGGCTAAAGCAAGAAATCTTGATTCACAACAACAAACAACAAGAAAATTATCTACATCAAGGTTTATAACCAATAGGAGAAGTTAAATGGCTAGAATAAGAGTGCCATTAAATAACTTTCAGTTTGGAGAGGTAAGCCCTGCATTGACATCAAGAACTGATACAAAGGTTTATACTAATGCTGCAGAGCAAGTAAGAAACTTTTTTATTAGGTCTGAGGGTGGATTAAAGAAAAGAACTGGCACAAAAAGATGGGCAAACTTTGGAAGTAACCCTGCACATTCTTCGTCTTTAAGACAGTCAGTAAGAATAGAACCTTTTATATTTTCGGATGATGAAAAATATATAATAGCATTTAGTAATGAAAGAATAGAGATATTTCAGATTAGTCCTACTACTGGGAATATATCATCTATACAAACTATTACTGGGCAAACATGGTTAGTAAATACAACAGCAGCACCTTATCTTGAGGAGATTACCTTTGCACAACAAGGTGATGTAATGTTTATAGCACATCAAACATTCATGATTAGATTGCTTACAAGAACATCTCTTACTACATTTGCAGTAGATACATTTAACTTTGATGAATCAAGAGATGGTAATAAAATATATCAACCATACTTTCCTTTCCAAGCACTAGGCACAACTATATCAGCAAGTGCTACAACAGGAAGTGGTGTTACATTAACATCATCAGACAATTACTTTACTTCTAATCATGTGGGTGTGGATCTATTGATAGGTGAAACGAGATGTAGAATAACAGCATTTACAAATGCAACCACAGTTACAGCTACAATTAATGGAACTCTAAGAAGACAGTTACCAACTGACTCTTTGGAAACTATAGAAAACTCTAGCATTATTAAGGTTACTGATGCTTTACATGGACTTGCTACTGGAGCAAGTATAACAGTAGAAAGAGCAGGTTCATTAGGTGGTATTACAAATAACCATATAAATGGCACACATACTATTACAGTTATTGATGAGAATAATTATGAGTATAATTGTGGAAATACAGCATCATCAACTGCTATAGGTGGTGGTTCACCAAGAATAATTAGTGGTGCAGCTACATCTGAATGGCAAGAGCAAAGTTACTCTTCATTAAGAGGATATCCTGCTGCAGTTACATTTCATCAAAATAGATTATGGTTTGGTGGCACACTAGCACAGCCTGATGGTATATGGGGTAGTAAGTCTGGTCAGTATTTTAACTTTGATATTGGTGATGCAGATGATGATGATGCTATAGATTTAACAGCAAACGTAGGTGAGATATTTACTATAAGGCATTTAGTATCTAATAGAGATCTACAGGTATTTACTACAGGTGCAGAGTTATTTGTACAAGCACCAGTAGATAAGCCAGTTACACCATCTAATGCACAGATAAGAAGACAGACACCATATGGTGCATCTTATGTAAGACCTACTGTGTTTGATGGTGCTACTTTATTTATACAGAAAACTGGTAGTGCATTAAGGGAGTTTTTGTTTACTGATGCAGAGGCAGCTTATACATCTGTTGCTGTATCAGGACTTGCACCACATTTAATAATAGATCCAGTACAGATTGCATCTATTAAAGGTGCTTTGAATCGTAGTGAATCTTATGCCTTTTTAATAAATAGTGATGGAACACTTGCTGTGTTTTACTCTGTAAGAGGGGATCAGAAAGCAGGTTGGGCATTGTGGAATACTCAAGGCACATGGCATAGTATATGTTCTGTACATGAAAGATTGTTTGTTGTTGCAGCTAGAGATGATGGGTCAGGCACAACCAAGTATTTCTTAGAAGAGTTTCAAGATGATATGCCTATGGATTTCTGTGACAGTTTTACAGGAACTGCTAGTGTGTTTACAGGATTAGCTACATCACATTTTGCCAATGATGCTGTGGTAAAGGCTACAAATGGTAATGACTATCTTGGTGAGTTTACTATATCAGGAGGACAGATAGATGCCTCAACAGTTAAGAGTGGTATAACACAAGCCTATATTGGTTACGCATTTACACCTACAATCAAAACATTACCTATTGATGCAGCTATACAAGGTGGCCCATTAACAGGAGAACCTAGACAGATTCCTAAAGTTGTATTAGATTTATTTCAAACAACTGCTGTAAGTGTTACTGGCCCAAAGGATACATCTACAACAAGAGATCTTATTATTAGAAATGTTACGGATGATATGAGTTTAGATAGGGCAGCAGTTACAGGTAAGGAAGAGTTTAGGATGTTAGGTTACAGTCGTGATCCAAGAGTAACAGTATCTCAGTCGTTTCCTTTGGATCTTCAAATTAATGGTATGATAGTAGAGGTGGCATTTTAATGGAACCAATGACAGCATTAGCTATAGGCTCATCAGTATTAGGATTTTTTGGGTCAATGAGTGCAGCAAAGGCTGCAAAAAGAGAGGCGGCACTACAAAGAAGACAGCTTCAAGCACAAATGGAAGGTGCTCAACTTGCAGCATTACAAGAACACAATGCAAGAATGAAAAATTTACAGGTTTTTTTAGGAACAAATAGAGCATTAGGTGGTATCTCTGGTAGAGCAATAGGAGTAGATAGAAGTTTTAAAGCTATACAAGAAAAAGCTAAAAGAGAAATGGCAACAGAAACAGATCGTGCTTTTGTTGATGCATTACAAACACAAGCATATTTATCTTTAGGAAAAACTATAGCTGCTGAAAGAGGAAGAAACTTAGCAAGAGCATATCGTTATCAAGCATTTGGCACACTGTTTAGTGGTGCAATGAAAGCACAACCTTTAATGGGTGGTACAACTGGTCAACCTAATTATGGATTTACACCACAAACATCAGGATTGCGTTAATGGTACAATTTCTAAAAGCAAAACCTACATCATTTATAAATAAGCCAGTAGGTATAGTTAATACAGATACTGGTGGGCAAAAGGCAGGGCAAGTTTTAGCTAATGTTGCAAACAATTTAGCAGGTCAATTCTTTAAAGAAGCAACAGATCAACAAATAAAACGTGGTCAAGAATATGCTCTTACTTTACCAGTAAGAGATGAAAATAATAATTTAGTATTTCAACCTATTGATTCTACACTCAGTACTGTAGCAAGAGAAGCAGCAGAGCCACTTATTAAAAAAAGATATGGAGAAGCATTAAGTGTAGATATTACCAAAAGAATAAATGATTTAAGGCTTTCATCAAAAACATCTGGTGAGTTTAATGAAAAAACCCAAGCCTTTATGGGTGCTTACATAGATCAAATAAGTGATCTTGGTGGTTCTGAATATAAAAATATAATAACAGAAAATGTTGCCAAGTTAAGTACACAACATTTTTATGCTATGGCTACTGAAGAAATGAAAGAGCAGCTTCAAGTAGCTGCACTTAACTCTTTAACAATTACAAATCAAAACATAAAAGATATAGAGGCATCTTCATCACAAGATCTAATATTTGGATTTCCTGATGAAGATCTTTCTTTTCAGCAAACATTAGAAATATATAACGAAAATATTAAAAGCGAACTAAATAGATTAGAAGAAAATAGAACTTCAAATAATTTAAATTTTGCAGACTATACTAAAGCTAAGAAAGGACTTGAAACATCTATAGCTAGAGGCTTATTGAAAAAGTTAGCCTCAACATCATCACATTCTGAATTTGTTGCTCTTAAAAATAATATAGAAAATGGTGCTCCATTACCTGCAGAATTTCAAATTAAACTAGAAAAGTCTGGTGAATCAGGACTTATGCAAACTGTATTAGATTATGTAAAGCAAGTACCACATCAAGAATTTATATCAGACGAAATGGGTCAGCTTAGAACTAATTTGTCTGTTACACAAAGTAGTTTTAGAAATGATGAAAGCTATCAAAGACAACAATATAATTATTATATTCAAGAAATAAATAATGATCCTAATAATTTTACAGCTAAAAATACATTTGCAGAATTACGATTTAAAATAGCTAATGATTTAATAACAAACTTTGATGTAAATGGGTCTTTAGAACAAAAAGATATAGATACTTTTATAAGTGGTATCGCACAAACTACAAGAAGGGAAGGGGTTAATGTTGGTGATGGAAGACGTGTAATTTTTTCAGATGCTGCAGCAAGTAGTTTGCAAACAAGTGCGTTAACATCAGGTCTTGTTCGTATGATAGAAAGATCAGGAAAGTTTACTACATCTTCATCATTAAGTGTTTTACGCAATGCTATTATTAATAATACAGACACAGGATTAACTGATGAGCAAAAAAAGGTAAAGGATAAAATAGTAACTATACAAGAACGATTTAATTTAAAAGAGATATTAAATGATAGTTTAACACCTGAACTTACAAAAAAAATTACATCTTTAAATACCACAGAAACAGAATCAAATAAAATACTTGAAAGAAATTTACAAACAACAAATGGAATAAATGGGAAAAGTTTTGACAACTCACCATCAAGCCAACAATTAAGAAATGAAGGTTTAGGTAATCCTGACTACACATATTTTGTAAATCAATTTGCACAAAAATTAAAAGAGGGTGATGAAGAAGCTATAGCCATTGATAAGACATTAAGTAATGGTGCTATGATAACATCATTTACTAATCTTTTAACAAACGCAACAAGACCAAATGCAAGTCCAATAGAAGTAGAAACTGCTATTAATATGTTTAAAAAGTATGGTAGTTTTACTAAAGATGGATCTACTGTTGATCTTATCATGGGAAATATAGATTCAGATACATATGCAACTTTAGCAGTAGCATCAAATTTAATACCAAATTATGAAGGTGCAGAAAACTTTTTTGGAGTTACTAATCCAAATGGTGGCCCTGTTACATCTAGCCAAATGATGAGAAAGATCATTGAAACTGGTCAAATGATGTCATCAGAAAGTACACAAAAAGATTTATTTGATACAAATAGACGAGCAATATTTGCTGATAATAAAATAAAAAACTCAACTGAATTTTTAATTAATCAAGATTTTGAAAAAGGTGAAGCTGCTGAACTTTCTTTTGTAGTTGATCTTGCTGCAGGAATGGGAATGAAAAGAGATGAAACTATAAAGCTATTAGATTTCATCAAAGCAGGTCTGTATGTTGATGGTGAAGGAATGATCATTGACAAATTAGGTAGTGGCAAAAATATGTACAAATCTAAATACTCATTTTTAAAAGTATTTCCTGATGCTAATAGCAGAGCTATTGCAAGAGGAGTTATTCAAAAAGATTTAGATAAGCTAGGCAAGAAGAACAAGCTAGGAGAAGTGGAAGGTAAGTTTATTTTGAATCATCAGCCATCAAGAGTTATAGATGGAAAGGTGCAGTTTAATTTGGGAACTAATGTAGGTGTAAAAATAACAGCAGAAGATACACCTGTTTATTTACAGCCATATCAATATGGTACAGGAGTAGATAACGTTAGATATGTGGCTATTGTAAAAGATGGTATGTTTTACAGACCACTGCAAAATCCTGATGGTGGATTACTTGTTTATGATTCAAATAAACTAAGGGGTTTGCAAGCTCCTGAGGATATGTAATGACATTAGATATATATAATTCATTTCCAACAGCTTATCAAAATGATGTAACTAGCCAATTAGAAACTACCCAAGAACTTATAGAGGGTATGACTACAAGAAAGTCACCTTTATTTTCTACAAATACAGCTACACAAAAAGATGTTACATTTGGTGAAACATTATCTGCACAACTTGGTTATGCATATATGCCATTGCAAGATGCTATTGCTAATGCAACAAACTTTGGCGAAGAAGAAAGAGATCAAAACTATAATCCTTTTGATGATATGCAAAACTTTGAACAGTACCAAGATTATCTAAAAGATGCTGTTAACGAAGAACATATGTTGCAATTAAAAAGGCAGCTTATGGCTAATGAAAAAAGAAGAGAGATATTAGCTAACAGTAGTTTTGGCTCACAACTTATTGCAGGATTGTTTGATCCTATTAATCTGATAGCACTACCTTTTGGTGGCTTTGCTTTGGGAGCATTAAGGTCTGCAGTCAGAACTGGTGCAGGTGTTTCAGTAATACAAGCAGGGCAAGAAGCAGGAAGATATCCATTTGATCCACTAGGAACTGAACAAGAGGTTGCTGCAAACATAGGTATGGCATTTGTAGGAGGTGCTGTTCTTGGTGGTATTGTTGGTGGAATAGCAGGGCGAAGACAGAATAAAGCATTAAGGCAGTTGGAAAAAGATGCTAATGATTTCAATAACTTAGCCGAAGATGTAAATGTAATTAGAAACGTGCAAGAAGAAATAGAGCCTAATAAATTTAGCGATCCTGTTACTGAGAAAACATTGAGAGAGCAAGAAGAATTTATTGGCCCACCTAAACCTGAAACACCACCACCTCTTGAAAGAACTTTAGATGATCCAGTAAGGCCTTTTGTTAAGGCTAGAAAAGATATATTGCAAAGAGAGCAACAACAATTACCTGCTTCAAATAGAAGACTAGAGGAAGAAATAGATAAACTTGAGAATGATCCTGATATTACATCAGTGCCTTTTGGTGGAGTAAAAAAACTTAAGAATGAAATAACTACTATTGATTATGAAATTAAAAGGCAAACTAAGATTCTTCCACAGGAACTTATAATTGCTAATAAAAATTTGGAACAAAAGATACAAAAAATTACTAACTTTATAGATAAAATAAAAGGTGGAAGAGACAAGTATGCAGAAGGATTAAAAAAAATAAAAGATGATCTTATTGCACAAAGTAAAGGTGAAAGAGGTTTAACAGTAGGGTTAAATAAAAATCAACAGGACTTTTTAAATAGAATAATAGCTAAAGAAAAAGATGAGTTTTTAACACCACAACAAAAAAGAACATTAGACAAAAATGTAAAAGAAGCTAATGAAGCACAATCAAGAATAGATGCAAATAAAAGATTATTAGAAACAAAAAGAATTGGAAACGAAAAATTTTTAGGAGAGAAAGGTCTTGCTGAATTAAGAAAAAGAAAAGAAAATATACAATTAAAAATCAGTAAATTAAATTTACTTAGAGCTAATGCCGATCAGTTAAGAGAAAATAATATACTAAGGCAAGAAATAGAAGAAGAGCTTGCTATTAGAAGAACTGAAGAAATGTCTGAAGTAACTGGTGGGTATTCTATAAAAGATCCATTTAAGTTACCTGATAATTGGTATACAGATTCATTTGTTTATAGAGCATTAGTTACACCACTAAAGAAAGCATTTCAAAGTGACATACCCATTACAGTAAAAGATGCATTTAGTAAACTTGCTAATGATGCAGGTCTTACACAAGTGGCAGCAAAGTATGGTAAGTCATTAGGTATGTCCGTCTATACTAAGTCGAGTGTTCGTAATAGCGAGTATGTCCAAGCACATGATAAACTAAGAAAATTATATGCAGAACATACAGGAAAAGATCAGGTTTACCTAGATGTTGACTTTCAAAAGAAAGGTTATCACGAGTGGCTTGAATCCACATATTCAAAAGTATTAAAGCAAGATCAACCTCTTACAGATTTAGATAAACAAGTTAAAGGTATAGTTGATGATTTTATGATTAACTGGGAGCTACGTCTGCAAGAGCAAGGTATGATTGGAAATGTTAAAAGTCTTGAAAAAGAAGTAACAAGAGCAAACCTAAGACTTCTTAATTATATTAAAAAATTAAGGAAAGTTGTTGGTGGTCGTGGAGATGACCTACAAAATGCAAATGCAGATATTTTGCTAAAAGATGCAGAGTCTGTATTAAGAGGTATAAGGCAACAAAAACAATATAAAAATATAAAAGATCTTACACTTGAGGAAATACAAGAGAGATTTGCACAAGACTATAACATCAAACAATTTATAACAGATCAAAAAACTATAGATGATTTCTTTTTAAAATATAAGGGGATTACTGATGTAAAGAAATTACCTTTAGGAACACACTTTTATAGGACTGTAGGAACAAAAGGTAGTGTATTTATAAATGAAAGAGGTATTAGAGAAAGATGGGATCTAATTCAAAGAGCACAAAAAAACCCTGAAGGATTTCAAAAGTACATTAATGAAGAAGCTGCAGTGTTTGAACCTGATGGTACTATAGTAAAAAAAGTAAGAGCTGAAACTGAAGCAGGTATGCATTTAAAGTATGAAGTAGACAATGCAAGATTCTTTGAAAGTTATGATGACTTTTATGACTTTGTTGTTTATCACGAATTTAGTCATGGTAAATTTGCACAAAAAACAGGCGAAGATATTGTTGGTTACGAATATAGAACTAATGATTTGGCTTTAGAAAGATTTTTACAAGAAAAAGAAACATTTAATCTTGAAACACAAGGTTTAGTTTTATCACAAAAAAGTATGAAAGATCTTGATTCTTTGCAAAAGTTAAAGATGGAAGGCACGTTAAGCAAAAATGCAGCTAATTATAAAAACAAAACCTTAATACCTGAAATTAAAAAAATAAATGAAGAATTAAAAATGCTTCATAAAAATTTAAATGAAGCCAAAACAAGTAAAGTTGCACCAAATGAAGAAGAATTTTTCTTTCCTAGATATTGGGATTTAGAAAAGATAAGAAATAATCGTGCAGGTTTAGAACAAGTCTTAACTGAGTGGTATACAAATAATCCAATATTATTTGTAAAACAAAAAGATGGCACATATGCAAGAGAAACACCATTAACATCAAACGATATGATGTTAGCTACTGATCCTGCTAGAATAAAGAAAAGAGTAAATGATACAATAGATAATATATTAAATGAAAGAAAAGATATTACAGATGATAGTATGGCATTTTATGGTTATGGAAAATCAAAACATACTAGACATAGAACACTAGATATACCTAACAAACTAGTAACTGATTTTATTATAAGTAATCCAGTACAGGTAATGAGAGTTTATACTCAACGTGTAGCACCAAAGTATGAGTTTTCAAAACAATATGGTGGTCGATCTATAGATCAAGTTGTAGCAGATATAGAAACGGATTTATATGCAGCAGGTAAATCAGAAAGACAAGTTAATGAAACAAGAAGAGATTTTTTACATTTGTATGATCGTATTGTAGGAAGAGTATTAACAAATCCAGATCGTTGGGATCAAAGGGCTGCGATAGTTTTAAGAGATTTAGCACAATTAAATTACTTAGGATCAGCAGGATTTAGTACAATACCTGACTTTGCTAAAATAGTTATGGAACATGAACTAGGCAATGTAATGAAAGGTTTAGTAGGTATTTTACAAGATTCAAGGGTAAGGCTTACAGCAAAAGAAGGTAGACTAGCAGGTGAAATATTAGAAATACTACAAGGTGATACTCATATGAGGCTTGTTGAGGATTTAACAAATAGCCCTATTGATAAAAATGCATATCAAAGAAACATGAGTAAAGTTAGAAATGTTTTTTATTTGTTAAATGGTTTAGCACCTATGACAAACATGATGAAAAAACTAGATGCTACTATTAGACAACATGAAATGATAGAGTTTTCAATAAAAGATGCACAAGGTTTAGCTACAAAAAAAGAAATAGAATATTTAAGAAGATATAATATTGATAAAAAAATATCATCAGATATTAAAAAGCTCTTTGATAATGGTGTAATACAAAACACTAAAGATGATGGAAAAGGAGTTTACTTAGCTAATACAGAAAAGTGGCTTGAAAGTGGCATAGCTGAAGAAACATTGGATACATTTAGAGGCTCTTTAAATAGTGGTATTATGAACACTATTCTTATGGGAACACCTGCAGACAAGCCAATCATAGCTGATGGCATTGTATATATACCACAATGGATTGGCAAAAGATTTGGTTTAAAAGAAGATGCTAGATATAAAGGATATACTAGAGTTGAAACTGGTTTAGCAGGATTGCCATTTCAATTTTGGTCATACAGCTTTGCTGCTGCAAATAAGATTACTGCAGCAATGGCAACTGGACAAGCAAAGAATAGAACTGCTGCCGCTGTGTTAGCATTAGGTTTAGGCTATACATCATTAGAAATTAAATCACAATTTGGTGGCCCTGCTGTTCAAGCTATGTGGGATAATATGCCAATAGAGGATAAACTTGCAAGATCGTTTGATGCTTCAGGATTGGCTGCAATGTATAGTGATTTATTTTATACTGGCATGAATACAAGTATGGCATTGGGTGGCCCTGATATTTCAATGGGTTTATTGCAACCTAAATTTCCACAAGAAAAAAATATTGTAGATGCATTTACAGCAGTTGGTGGAGCAGGCCCTAGTATAGGTGTAGATTTATTTAGTGGATTGAAGCAGGTGTTTTATGATGGAGAGTATGGATCAGGCTCAAAGCAAATTCTTAAAAACTTGCCATATATGAGATTATGGTTTATTAAAGAATATGTGAATGAGATGGGGAAAGTTTTAGAAGATGTAGATGAAGAAGGTTTTGAAAAAGTAATGAGGACTAGATTCTAATGACTATAGCATTAAGTGACAATACACCACGAATAAGTTACTCGGTAAGTGAGGGAGTTACCCAAACTTCGTTTGCAGTGCCATTTATTTTCTTTGATGGATCTGCGGATTTAAATGTGTTCGTAGATAATGTGGCAAGAACATACAGTCCATCTACATCTAACACAACTTTATTTACAGTAATAGGTGGCAATGGTGCAACTGGCACAATAACCACAACTGTTACAGGTGCTTCAGGTGGCAGTACTGTTATTATAACTAGAGATGTTCCACTAGCACGAACTACTGACTTTCCAAGTGCAGGTGCTTTTGAGATAGCTAAGTTAAATACAGAGCTAGATACCCTGCTTACTATGATAACAGATGCTGATGATGAAAACTCAAGAGCTTTAAGATTACAGGACTCTGATGAAGCAGTTAGTTTAACATTACCTTTAAAAGCAGACAGACTTGGTACTGTTTTAGGATTTAATGCTACTACTGGTGCTGCAGAAGCAGGGCCTACAATAGCAGATGTTAGTTCATTATCTGCAATAACAGCAGATATCTCAACACTAGCTGACATTGAAGATGGCACTGATGCTACTGATGCAATTCAAACTGTGGCAGGTATATATAGTGACGTGACTACAGTAGCAGGAATATCAGGACAAGTAACTATAGTAGCAGGTGAAACAACTAATCTACAAAACGTAACTGACAATCTTAGTGCAATACAAAATGCTAGTACAAATGCAACATTAGCAGAAAACTATGCTACCAAAATAGATGGTGCTGTAGAATCTAGCAACTATTCATCTAAGGCATGGGCATTAGGTGGCACTGGTGTAACTGATACAGCAGGTAGTGGTGCATCAAAAGAATGGGCAACAGATACAACTAATACTGTAGATGGTACGGAATATTCAGCTAAAGAATATGCCATTGGTACACAAAGTGGACAGACTAATGGGTCTGCAAAACAATGGGCATTAGGTGGTGGTGCAGGATTTGATAGAGATACTGCTGTAAGTGGCTCTGAGTATTCTGCAAAATACTGGGCAAACCAAGCAGCGAACTCAGCCAAAAGCCAAAGAGATGTTTATTATGGTGGTTTTTCAAGTGATGCTGCTGCTGAGACATATCAAACAGGTACAAATTTAGGAACTGTAGATGCAGGTGACTTGTACTTTAATACAACGAGTAACGTCACAAGAGTTTATAATGGCACATCTTGGAATGATGTTGCTACAGACACTAGTTCTTTTGCAACAAATGGATTTGCTATAGCTGTAAGCATAGCTTTATAGGAGTAAAAAATGGCACAAAATTTCAGACAATATAAAATGAGAGAGATAGGTACTGCCGCTACTGATATACCTGATGGCAGTAACTTTGATAGTTATGACTGTTTAATCTCAATCAGAATGACAAACATTACAACCAATGCAATTTCAGTAGATGCTTACATACAGAACACATCATTAGATTATTATCTTATTAAAGGTGTAACAATCCCTGCACATAGTTCATTAGAGCTAATAGATGGTGGGTCAAAGATTGTGGTTGTTAGTGGTGACAGATTATATTTCAAATCAGATACAGCAACATCACTTGATGTCGTTGTGTCAGCAGTAGATGCAATAAGCACATAGGTGAAACATGGGATATGTAGGTAACGAACCATCAGTAAACTTTACTAGCTTTGCCAAGCAAGACATTACTGGTGATGGAGGTGCAAGCTACACTCTTACTTATGCAGTAGCTAATGCTAATGAGATTGAAGTCTTTGTAAACAACGTAAGACAAGAGCCAACAGAAGCATATACAGTTAGTGGTACTGCTTTGAGTATGACTGGCAACGTAGCTAGTACAGATGACTTCTATGTTATTTACTTAGGTAAGGCTTTGCAAACTACTGTTCCACCTGATGGAAGTGTAACAAGTGCAAAGCTAGATACGAATATAGCTATAGATGGAACATTGGATGTTACTGGTGCTATTAGTGGCACAGATATGCAATTATTACATACTACAACAGTTTCAAGTAATGTTGGTGAAGTGCAAATAGATGGTTATTTTACTTCAGCATTTAAGAACTATAAACTAATTGCAAGTAATGTTCATACAGATACAGATAGTGTAAATATGAATCTTAAATTTATGAGTGGTGGTTCTGTTTTAACTGGTAGTGTTCACAGGTCAGTAAGACTCCGTGCAGTAAGTGGTGGAAGTACAATCTCTTGCCAAAATGAAGCTAGTGATACAGAATTTGCAAAAGTTGGTGGTGTGGTAGGTTCTGCAACTGGAGAACAAAGTAATTTTGAAGTTACTTTTTACGACCCGTTAGCAACAGATAATTTTAAACATTTTACTGCGTTTTCAACTAATGTTGATAGTAATGCAAACTGTGAGATAGGACTTATGTCAGCTTATTACAATAGTGGACAATCTGCATTAAGTGGTTTTGAAATAGACCCTAGTTCAGGCAATATTGCAAGCGGCATTTTTAAATTATATGGGATAAGATAATGACTAGATATAGAATGAAAAATGGTGAAAGGGTTGCATTTACAGCAGAAGAAGAAGCTGTAAGAGATGCTGAAGAATTAGCATGGACTAATGATGCACCTAACAGACGTATGGCAGAACTAAGAAGACTAAGAGATATATTGTTAGCTGAAACAGATTGGATGGCTAATTCAGATGTTACAATGAGTGATGCTTGGGCGACATACAGACAAGCTCTAAGAGATATAACAACACAAACACCTAATGATGATGAACTTAGTAACATCACATTTCCAACGAAACCAAAGGAGTAGACCATGCCATTCATAGGACAACAACCTACAACTGGTGCTTTCTTGGAGCTAGACAGCCTTACAGCCAGTGCAACAGCAGACTATACACTACAACTAAACGGAGCAAACTACTATCCTGAGAGTGTTAATAATCTTTTAGTATCCATCAACGGAGTTATACAAGGTAGCAACACACTTAGCCTTAGTGGTTCTACTCTAACTGTAGGTGCTACACTATCTGCATCTGATGTCATAGACTTTGTAAGAGTGTTTGGCAATGTAGGTACTATATCCACACCTACTGATGGTAGTGTGACAGCTAACAAGATTGCTAGTGGTGCAGTAACAAGTGCTAAGATTGCAGATGGTACTATTGTTAATGCAGATATAAATGCAAGTGCAGGAATAGCAGGAAGTAAACTTGGTACTGGTGCTGTGTTGCAAATGCCTTTCACACAATATGTTGACACAACTCAAGTAAGTGTTTCTGCCAATACAAACACAACTATAAATGTTTTGACAGTTAATATTACACCTAAAAGTACATCATCTATAATTAGATTAGATGCCCATATCTTTCATGAATGGTCAAACTATGATGCTCCTAATGAGAGTGCTTGGTTTTTTTACAGAGATGCAACAAAATTAGCTCATGCTGCATCAGGAAATAGGCTAACTGGCATATCATCATCAGCACTTAGTTATTATGGTACTGATGCTACTAGCACTCCTGAAACAGTTTACTATAGTTATTTTGATTCACCCTCATCAACTAGCCAAATTACTTACAAAGTAGGTGTTATAAATCATTTTTCATGCACTCTTAATATTAACAGAACAAATAATGATTCAGATTCTACACAATTAGAAAGAGGTATAAGTTTTATTTCAGCAACAGAGATAGGAGGATAGCATGGCATTAACAAAATTAAACTTCTCAGGTCAGCCTACTATACCATCTTCTATATTTCCTACTGGTAGTGTAATACAAACTGTTCAAGGTGGAAGAACTGATAGATTTATATCAACGTCAGGGTCAACTTTTGTTGATTGTGGAGTTTCAGTAAGTATAACACCTACATCTACTTCTTCTAATATTTTAATTACAGTTCAAGGTACTTTATCAAATGAAAGTTTGGGCGGAGAATCATGTCGTGTAAAACTTTTTAGAGAAAGTACAGAAATAGGTAGTGGAACTGGAGCAACTTCAAAAAATGATTTTGCATTAGCACTACCAACAAACGTTTATAATATGTATGCTTTTTCAAATTCTTTTTTAGACAGTCCATCAACAACGTCAGAAATAACCTACAAAATACAAGTAGCTAGTGGTAGTTCAAATGATGTTGTAATAGGAGGTCGTGGCGATAGCACTAATTCTGCTGTACCAACTAGAATTACAGTTCAGGAGATTGCAGGGTAATGGTTAAAGCATCAGAAGTAAAAGCACAGATAGATACACATGAAGCAGTATGTGCTGAGAGATGGAAAGAAACTATACTTCGCATCAAACGTATTGAACATATAATGATTGGTACAGCAGGTACTATGATTATTATGATGGCAGGATTGCTATTGAGGTAGATATGGTAGTTGCTGAAATCCTTACTGGTATAGCTCTAGTCCAAAAGTCAGTAGATTTCATAAAGAGCAACATAGGTACTGTAAACGACATTAAAGACATAGCCAAACAGATTGATGGTTTTTTTCTAGGCGAAGAGCAAATGAATAAAGGCCAAGGCAAAGGCATGTCTATAGCTGAACAATTTGGTTCTGTAGAAAACTCTGCATCTGATTTTATTGATAGAAAATTATTAGAAGAAAAAAGAAACGAATTAAAACAGCTAATAAATTTAAGGTTTGGCCCTACTGCTTGGGATTCTATATTAGCTGAAAGAGCAGAAAGAATTAACCAAGCAAAAGAAGCTCAAAAAAAAGCTAGAATAAAAGCCAAAAAAGAACAAGAGGAAATATTAGAGGTTATTAAATGGGTTGCATATGGGTTTATCATCATTGGTTTATTAATGGCTATGATAGTTTTTGGTGTAAAGGCTTTCGCAAAAGGTAAAATTTACAATGCACCTAAAGATTATACAAGAAACCAAAAGTTAAATAATGGCACTATAACACCACCTAAAATGACCACTTGTAGATTAAAGAAACAACAAGTTTTTAAAGATAAAATGGCTTGTATTTATCAAGGAGCTAATGCCACATTTGAATTAGAATTTACAGATATAAGAGTTGGTTGCCCTAAACAATATCGCTGTGTTTTTAATCCTAATGGTGAAGAGCCTAGCATAGACAAGGTTATGGAAAGTCTTAGGAGTATAGCCAAATGACAGCCTTTTTACTTGCTTGCACATTAAATGGTATTGTTAATGGTGGTATATACTTTAAGAGTGTGAACGTGTG